CGGATTTATTTGCCAAGTTAGACATGATAGCAGGGAATGTGGATGTGGAGTTAATAGCTTCACGAGCCAATTCCAAATTATCGCCAAAGTTAGCACGAAGGCCTTCACGTTGCAATGCTTCACGTGCCAATTCAACTAAGGAATGTGCACGTAATTCGTTAGCCCCTGGTGCTGGTTCATCTACACGAATACCCGCCGCCATTAACACTGCGTCTTGTGCAGCTGCGCGGAATTTATCGGATTCGGATTCGCCCATTTTAACGGACACGCCCGCATTGCGTGCACGTAATTGGTCCATAACCATTTCACGTGCTTCGTCAACGGATTTGCCCAATACAATTGCTTCGTCTGCGCCTTCTACATCGAAGTCGCGGAACATAGCTGTAATTTCGGAAGTACGTTTACGTTCTTCTTCCATAGCTTTCGCCAATTCATCTTTTGTGATACCGCCTTCAACTGGAGCGGATTTCACTTCTGGAGTTTCAGTCAATTTTTCTTTTTCATCCATACCTTTTAGTTCCTCCTGTGTGTCAATACTTGTATGAATTTGAATATCATCTGCACTGCGCCCTACGCCGACCGTAGGGTCTGCAGGTACGGATACAATGCTGATTTCTAAAGGTTCCCAATCGGTGATGACGTATGCTGGACCGGTGAACCGGCCATTCGTGGATGTCGTACTATCATCTTCGAGCACCTCATATCGGTTAATAGCGTATCCTACGCTAACACCTTGAAGTGTTCCGGATTGGACTTTCTTAAATATGGCGTCAGATTGTTCATCTTCGTCAAAGCGTACTAGCGCTTTACCTCGATTATCTTCAATCCACACCTTTTCGATGTGCCCCACGACCGCATCACGATCATGGTTAAATAGCACAGTGCCTAAGCCATCGTTAAATCTATCAAGGTTGATACATTCTTCATCATGGCAAAGGATTTCATCGCCGAACCAACGGCCATATGGCGTTTCGGAGGAGAAGGAAAGTTCTACCGTCCGATTGTCGGAGTCGACTTGTTCAATCGTAGATTCTCGGCAATAGTTTCCCTGAACACTACGTTTTTCATTTTCGTCCATTGCTAGCCATCAGCTCCTTCCTGTGATTGGTGGACGTTATCGTCACTATCTGGGTCCATCAATGGTTGCAACTCGCTGGAATAATCTAGTAACACCCCAAGCTCCTTGGCTCTATCCTGTTCGAGTTTCCGTTGTTCAAGAACTTCTTCCCAATCACGCCCTGATGCTGCGCACACATCCTCAAGGGTTGTAAGGCCGGATTTGATAGCTTCCTTATTGGCGGACACTTCCTTAACTGGGTCTATCCATGACCAACCGGGCGCAAGCCAAGATACTTCCTGGTATTTGTCCTTATTCGCCAAGTAGTCAGATGGTAGTTCACCAGCTAGGTACAATGCGTCAATAAAGGCTTTCCAAATTGGCATGCAAAAGTGTGCGATAACAAATTCTTGCCATTGTCGGAAGGTCTTTTGATCCTCTAACAGATTTTGCCTTGCTGCTGAGAAGTTACCTGATATATTACGAGCTACGATATCCGCACTCATTCCTAGACCGGAGGATATTCTCCGTGTCTGAGTTGCCGAGTATTCACTCGCAGTTCCTGCATTACGTTTAGGGTCTGCAAACTCAATGGATTCACCAGGGCTAAGGTGTCTAACCATACCTGGTGCTAGTGTCATGTTAGGACGTCCCTTACTATCCCTTGGTAGCATCGCCGTTTGACGTGCTGAATTTTGAGACGTGATGAACGCGCTATAACATGCTGATACGCGGGCGGCGATTAGGTCTGCGTCCATGTACTCATCAATATCGTGGATACGTCGAAGGACTAAGGCCAGGTGGCTCATTCCTCGAAGCTGAGAGGTACGAGTCGGCTTGAATAATAAGAACGCCTGATTCGTAGTTAGCCGTAATGCGTCGAAACTGCGTAGCCCCATTGGATCGCTTTGATATACGTGATACGCAACTGGTCTCCCATATTCGTTAACCTCCACGCCGTTGATGATGTTATTCTTACCATGTTGTAGGCTAACCGCTCCGATGTTCTCCGCCTCAATCAATTGGATTGATAGTGGCAAGTACTCACCTTGTGCGGTTTTGTTGACAAGGATTTCACCGTCATACAACATCCGCCGTAGCGCGATAGACTGCAGTTCGTAAAAGTTAGACATCCCCCGGACGTCCGCATTTTCAGCCTCCGTCCATTTTGCCCAAGCCTTTTCAATTTTGTTGTTAAGGTTCGTATTTAACTTACCTTTACCGCTTCTTACCTTTGCCTGTGGCTTAATCCCAACGCCAATGACGTTACGGATCAGCGCTGTAACTACAGACTCAGCTAAGTCGCTGTTCATTTCAGCTGCACGAGCTCGACCTCGAATAAGGTCACGTGCACCGGTGGCCAACTGCTCGGCGGTACCATAAGCAGGTTGCCAGTCGCTACTCAATCGGTCCATTGACGCCGCATCATATTGGCGGATAGCCTCTCGTGCTGCGATACGATTAAGCGCCCTCTCAGGGCTAACCCAACCGATTACCTTATCTAAGATATTCATCGTCCACCCCATGTCACGTATGCATCACTTTGGAAGCCGTTCGCTTCCTCATGAACCCGTTGCATTAACGTTTGTTCACGTGCATATAACACGGGAAGGTCAATCGCTTTGAACCGCTTTCCACCAATTTGTAACTCGGAGTATCCTTTTGTTTCGATATCCTCAATCACTTGGCGGACACGTTCAAGTTGTTCATTTACATCGCTCATGGTTCACCTCCTATCTAAACCAATGGCCTGTGCTACCGATTCCACTTCCGTAATCCTCATAGGATGTTGTGTCTTCAGCTTCTTCGTAAGGCTCAGGCTCCATTAAATATTTAACGCCAGCAATATCTGCTACTGCTGCGTTGTAAGTACATGTATCAAGTAAATGGTTGACAGGATGGCTAGTAAGTGGTTTCCACTGCACTGTTACTGCCCCTGTTTTTACATTTCGATGTTCCTGCTTTTCCTCTGACCTTAGATGATCTGAGTACTCTTGCGGACAATCTTTATACAAATGGATCGTACCGTCCTCGTTTATTGGTCTTACCATTCTCGCGAATATGAAGTCTTTCCAATAATCTGTATTCAACACATATAGCTTTAATCCACCTACAACCCCTCTTTCTAAAGAAGTCATCGTGTATGGTGCTGTCATCGTAGTATGGTTTGAGGAGCCCTTAAGAGGGATACATACCTCTGGGAATCTTGAACAGAACTGATATACTTCGTCGGTTCTAAAGCCAGAGTCAATACCCGCTTTCATCACCTGCCGAGGCTCCCCATACTCTGATGGATACTCTCGATTAATGATGATTTCCTCTAAATCATCCCAAGTGCTTGCCTGTCCGTAATCAATTAGGTAAGACTTAACACCTGGGGCGTAGGCTCTTACTTCCCACCAGAAGTGGTCAAGCTGTACGTCTACGGAAGCGATAAGCAATACTGCTTTATCCGGCACAATACCGCACGGATATGTAGATTCCGTAAATTGCATATTCTGCGTACTCTTAGTTTTTGCGCTTCGCCAAGGCTCCGCTAGCCACGAATTAATGAAGTTCATTAATGAAGCAGGCGTACCTTTGGAATTCTTAAACTCATATGCAACGTCTCCGAACGTGACCCACGGCGAATATATCGACGATAAGTGATACGAAATTGAGCGGACTTTGCTTTGCGGTTTATTTGCTGCCCGCCATTCTCCATGTCTTAACATTTCCATTTTGTGCTTATCGTAAATATGTTCTCCGCAGTGTTCACATTCGTAATACGCTGTATCACGTATCATGTCCGCATTATCGTTGTGTTCGTCTGGCCATTTTATCTGCTTAAACTTGAGGGTTTGCGACACTCCGCAATGTGGACATGGCACGTAATACTGCCTGCGCTCATTTGCATTCATGAGCGCCTGCCAAATATTACCCGACTCAACGGTAGGTGTGGATACCATTACTATTTTCTTGTCCACGAACGTTTTGGTACGTTCCTTTGCAAGTTTTATTGGATCCGCTTCCTTGCCTGAAAAGGCGGGGTATTTGTCTATTTCGTCAAAGAATAGATACTTGATTGACCGGCTTGACAGGCTACTTGGTGAGTTAGCCCCAACTAGTACCATGTAGTTACCGTTGTTGAAATCCAGTTCTAGTAATTTACTATTCTCGTCAAAATTATCACTGATAGATTTAACCGATTTAATCATCGGTTGTACTCGCTTATCGCTAGCAAATTTAGCAATAGCGTCTGTTGGGTATACCATCATGACAGGTGATTGGGTTTGGTCTAATGCATACCCTATCATATTGAGCTCCGTTTCAGTCTTGCCTAGTTGTGCTCCAAAGCACAGTACAATTTGTTCAATCAAAGGGTCTGTGAATTTATCCATAGGTTCTTTTAGATAAGGCGTTCGATTGGTTCGCCACCTACCTGGCTCTGCGGATATATTTGTTAATACCCTGAAATTGTCGGCCCATTCTGATACAGTGTATCGTTCCGGTGGTTTAAGCGCGTCGAGCTCTTCCGCGAACCAATTAACTCTTGGCTCTGCTTTTACCGGTTTTGACTTCCGGCGTGTACTCGCCCTTGCGTGAGTAGCTTTCGAGGTAGTCTTCGGCAACTTCGCTCACCACCCTTTCCACTGTCGCTCGTTCTTCTGGATCCGTGAACTCACTCCCTACTCGTTTACCGAGTTTAATGAGCGAGGACTTTAATTCTAAAATACGAGCAGACCATTCTTTCGCCACGTCTGCACGGGATACATACTCCCCATTTAACACGTCGAGCATTTTTTTCTCACGAGCAGCGCGAGACTCTTTATAGTCCGCCTCTGCAATCAGTTTTCGTGTGGCCGCTGATTGGTCTTTAGATTTATCCCCCTTAGCTTGGCCAAGGTATACAAGAACTTCGCGGAGATTCCACCAACCTGTTGCAGCTTTAGGCATGCCCGATTTGTGGTGTCTCGAAATAATTTCAGGAGTCACTCGTAAAAGGTCACAAAGCTGAGCACTTGATACGAGTAAATCGCCTGCGTTATTAAATTTCACACGTGGTTTTTCACTTGCCATCTCGTCCTCTCCTTTCTGTCCTTTGGTAATCTACTTTCAACCGTGAAAAATCTCCTACACAGAGACAAATATCGCGCGGAGGCGACCAGCGGCCATTTTTCGCCCGCGGAGTACCTTTTCCAAATTTTCATTTTCTCAATTAGGTATTATCATTGATACTCAATAAGAAAAAGGGTAGACCTCAACTAAGTAAGGTCTACCCCGGGGCAGTGCAGCAGGCAGACATATTGTGCGGGCCAGACACTGCCTGCTATCTACTACATTTACATTATATTAAATTAAGAGTGTGCCATTCTATGCCATCTTTTCAAATTCAGTTATTGCTTTCTTGTGAAGTCTGTGAACTTGTCGCCACGAATACCCTAGTTCGACAGCTATCTGCTCCCATGGCAATGCATTAATGTATCTGAGATTCAGTACATCTCTGTATTGTCCGTCAGTTATTTGGTTAATGACATGCTTGACCTTGTTTCGAGAATCAATCAATTCACCCCATTCTCTGTTAAGCTCCTCCCTACATTCTTGTAAGTGCTTACTGATTCGTGGCATAGCATCTCCCGATTCACATATCTGTATAGCTTCTGAATGTAAATCTCGGTTAATCGCACTTAGCTGAATCTCTAACGCACGCATTCGCTGCTCAGTATGGCGGACAGCTTGTAGTTCTTCATTAGCCATCATATGCGATAATCCCCATATTTACTGATAATCATCTGTGCTCGTAGTAATCCGTCAATGTATCCGCTTTCACGAATTCTATCATCTAGCATAGATGATCTCAGTTGTCTATTACGGGCTCGTATGATGGCAAGACTTAAATCTGACTGTATGGCACCTACAATCACATCTGCCCTGCTTCTACGCTTCTGCATCCTTTACCTCCATACGTTCGACAATATCCTCGATGGCTTCTACCATATCCGCTTTGCATTGTTCGACAGCAGTAAACATCTCTTCGCACATGGCGTACGCATCATCACTCAGGTCATCATCTAATCTCTCGGCAACATTATCCTTGAGATTATCTACAACCTTAACTATATCCATGACAAGATGATACGTGTCATCTAGATAGTGCCCTTTGTTAATTAGTAGTCGCTCGACTTTTGTCATGCTCTTCCCTCTTTGCAATTTCCCGATTTAGATACCAACGGGCTTTTTTCAAATCCTTAATAGCATCGTCCTTATGTCCAGCTCGGGATACATACTTTACTACATTACCCAATCGATACCCTAGTTTCTTATCTTCGATGTAATCGATAACCTCGATATTCCCTTGTGTATAATGGCTTGGGTGGTTTATATCATCGCATTGACTAATTATGCGATTAGGGGATTTATCTGCTATAACTTTACCCATATGTATCCCAAATTGATTCGTTACTTTTCCTAAATGCCTAAGTCTTTCATCGGCTATACATCGCCCTAATTCCTCGCTAGCTGATAACTTAATAGGTGGCGGCGGGGGATTATTGGGTCTCTCATACAATCTACCTGGGGTTAGCTCATATATTGTCTTGTGTTTTCGATTATCAATGATATCCATAGCTTGAATAGTCGTGTAACACACTATTACCACGATGGCTCCGATTAATCCTGCCATTATAAATTGATCCAAATTAATCATCCTTTCTGTATTTATCAATTCTTGCTTTTAAACTTTGTAGCACATATTCCTGTGCTCGGTCTTTTTGGGCTAGTGCATCCATCATATCCTCATCACGAGTTCCCTCACATATTAGATGATGGATAATTACCTTCTCCATTTGACCTTGGCGATGTAACCGCTTATTAGCTTGTTGATATAACTCAAGACTCCAGTTTAACCCGAACCATATTACGTGGTTACCGCCGTCCTGTAAGTTAAGCCCGTATGCCGTACTAGCCGGATGTGCTAATAGAATATCAATCTCTCCAGCATTCCACGCTATCTCATCATCGGCACCTTTTAATTCACAGACTCTTAATTTAGTCTTAGCTAATGCTGCTTTTAACCGTTCACAGTCATGCTTGAAGTTATAAAACACTAATGCAGGCTTTCCGTTTAACTGTTCTACAAGTTCCATAAAAGCCTCAATCTTACAGCCATGTATCTCGTGAACGTTCCTATCGCCATCATATACGGCTCCATTCGCTAACTGTTGTAGCTTTGTGGATAATGCTGCTGCACTCAAAGCTGTGATATCTTCGCCGGCTTCAATCAACTCTAATACAGATGTGCGCTCCATATCTTCGTATGCCTTTTTAGCTTTTGAATCTAACTGCACATATTTAATATCGTTGATTACTGGAGGTAGCTCCAAATAGTCACTGGCTTTCATGGATATACATAACCCAGATATTGCCGCCATGATACTGTCATTTGAATCGGATTTAGGTTTATAGGAGTACACCATTTCGCGTGACCTCTGATCGGGCTCGAAATAGTAATCTCTAAATCCTGTGTACGTTTTTCCTAACGACTCACCTCTATCTAATAAATACACTTGCGCCCATAGGTCGATTAATCCGTTAGGGGCTGGCGTACCTGTTAACAGCACCATGCGCTTGATGTGGTTATGCATATAGGCTAATGACTTAAAACGCTTAGCTGTGTGGTTTTTAAAGGAACTAGATTCATCCACAACTACCATGTCAAACGGCCATGCATTCTTGTAGTAATCAACTAACCACGTTACATTCTCGCGATTAATAATGTAGATATCGGCAGGTGTGTTTAACGCCTTAATGCGCTTTGTCAGACTACCTAATACAGTAGATATCCTTAATATACCTACGCCGTCCCATTTTCGTGCTTCGCGTTGCCATGTAGCCTCCGCCACTTTCTTAGGCGCTATGATTAGCACTTTACGGATGGCAAATCTAGAGTACTTCAATTCGTATATGGCTGATAACGTGATAATCGTTTTCCCTAAACCCATATCCAGGAATAACCCTATCTTATCTTGATTAACGGTCTTGTCGATACAATATCGTTGATACGCATGCGAATTAAACTGCATTACGATTTCACCCCGAATTCTTCTGTGAATTGTTCCAGATAACCAGACACGGCATCATCACCTTTTAACACAAATACTTTTTGATTTAGCTTTTGAAGTTCACGGGCTTGGACACCCTGCAACCGCGAAAGTACGCCTTTGGACGTCTTCAACTCTACGAAATGAATAACGCCGTTCGGCCATATGACGATACGATCAGGCACACCGACATTACCAGGGGATACAAACTTATACGCTTTACCTCCCGAACGTTTGACGCCTGCAACTAATTTTCTCTCGATATCTTTTTCTAGCATTTCTCACCTCTGAAATTTTTAAACGTTAACATGTTTACATACGCGTATATGAGGGTTCAAATTAAGGCTGTAAAGGCGTATTTTTTTCTTAAAACTCTTTATTTTGATATTTACCAGTATATAATGTTAACATTGTTAACAAACATATATGAATATAGATAAATACTGACTTTATGCGTTAACAAGGTACGTTAACATTCTCCGAATTCGTTAACATTCTAATGTTAACAAAAATACTGAGAATGTTAACGCTTAATTGAGAATGTTAACGCTATAATTTCAGTTTTGACTCGTTGATTCTGAACCCTCTTTGATGCCCATATTCACCAAATCTCATCAACTGACTTCCGCCCATTGTATATGGGGAGTCCGCCAGTATTTGATTAATTTCCCTGGTCTCAATCTTCTTCATGCGACTTGGATCGTTACCAAAACACTCCCACCATACCTCTGCCGCGCAAATACGGTCACGATATACTAACTCTTGACCCTCGGCGGGTTTAGCATTCATGCTAAGATACGTCCTCCTGGCGCTCCGACTCATCACATTCCAATTTAAAGGCACCTTGATTAATAAAAACTCATTAATCAGTCCTGCTTTGGTATTTGATTCCATGTGCGCCTCTCTAGCCGCGTCAGCCAGTTTTAGTACGTTCGGGTCATCCTCGATAATGAGGCTTTCCCCACTTTTATACCGATACAAAGCCTCCGCCCATAACTGGTCAACTTCTCCCGGAAGATTAACAAATATATTCTTTCGTGGAGTCGTCATCTCAAGATCAATAGGCCAAAATCGGCGATTACCTGTAATATCTTTTAGGAATTCATATTGATTAGTGCTACCAAAGAACACACACTGCCGTGGATACTCTTGCGTACGTCGGCCATAGGCTTGACGAAATACATCTACTTGACGGCTTAGGAATTGCTTGGATGCATTTTCTTCAGCCCTCGAATACCCAGCCATTTCACCGGCTTCTATGATCCATTTACCTTGAATGCCTTCTGCAGCTTCCTTACCCTCAAAGGTATTTAAGCCATCAGCGTACCACTTCTTGCCCATCGTGCGGATAAGAGTACTTTTACCGATACCCTGACCACCGATAAGAATTGGCATTGTATCATACTTGCATCCAGGCTCAAACGCTCGCGCTACTGCCGCCGTAAATGACTTTCTAGCGGCTGCACGGGTATACACATTATCCTCAGCCCCTAAGTAGTCGATGAATATGGTATCTAATCGGGCAATGCCATCCCAGGATAACCCGTTAAGGTAATCTAGTACTTCATTAAATCCATTTTGCTCAGCGCACATAATGAGGGCATCCATGATTTTATCTTTTCCGGTGATATCATACTTATTTTCTAGGTACCACCGTAAGCCCGCATCATCTGCGTCTGTCCATATGCGAAGTCCTGGTGTTGGGTTCCATGGTAGGGCCCCTTTTGCCACGTATCTCGAACCAAATCTATCATAGGCAAGTCTACCGACAAGCGCCGGATCATGGTGCATGATTTTAAGCATGTTATCTAGCGTGTTCTTAGGTCGACCATTCTCGTCGTACTTTAAAGTCGAACTTTTCATCCAGTCGACGTTCGTTAACGCATTAGGGTCGAAGTCGGATGTCTCAGCGTGAGCCGATACATCCGTGATAATATCAGCAAATACATTTGATGCCGATTCTCGGGCACGGGCCATGTTAAGTTCATTAACGACTACCGTATCTTGCATAGCTAGTTTAGACATAGCCATGTAAGATGGCAGCTTATGCCCGGGTGTCCCATCCTTAGCAGTCTCGTCTAAGCTGTGGAACTTATGCAGCCGGATAAGGTCAAAGGCATTAACCAGTTGACCACTGCACGGGTCAGTATTATGGTGACTGAACAGGAATGTATCGTCATCATAGATAACTGCCCCTGCTACCGTTGAGCCAGTAACGAACGTTAAACGGTCCTCGCTGCCCTCAACATCAACATATGCATGAGGTATGAATTTATCAATCGCCTCACGGATGCCGTATATCCTACAAAAAGCACCTACGATACCTGGCTTTTCTCTCGGATCAGCTTGCTTTGCAAGTAGCTGCTTTTCATGCTGCGATGCTTCCTTACCTGGTACTTGTGGCCAAGAACGTACATCTCGCCAATCAGTGTATTGGCCGAGCATACCATCAGTAGATAAGAATGCCTTATCGCCTACATAATATACATATTGCGCATCGTTTGGGCATGATGGCCAATACATGAGCCGAGAAGCTTCGAACGTAGTTCCATCCATCATACCAATGCCGATGAGCTCCGCCAGCTTACGAGCAATAGGCTCATACTCATCAGGTGTCATCGTTCTATCAGTAGGGACGATAACACGTAGCCGTGGACGATGCACCGTATGAGAACGGGTTGAGTAGATGACATAAGCCATGCCTAGGCTGTCAATCGTGCGGGCGACGTTCTCAGTTTCCCCAGGCGATATGGCATCCATATCGAGGGTAATCAGATCACGCCCAGACACGTTAATAGCTTTACGCTGTAGACCGTTTAACGTACCACCAACAAAACCACCTATGTCTTTTAACTTGCTTTTCTCAGATTTTGGTAATCTGTGGTACTCGTCTACGGTTTCTGTTGTACGAACGGGGATTTTGAGGCGTTCACAAAACTCGGACCACAGCATCTCCGTACGGGTCCATTGCTTTGATGTGCGACTCGCACCGATACTGATGGTAATCAGTTTATCGTTTTGCAAGTGTATCCCCTCCTAATCTTTCATATAATAGTCGTTAGTAAATCCTGCGGATGATAATAGCAGCCCGTCTGCCCAAGGTATGGCGATTGAGAATATAGCATTAACATCATTTAACGTAGATTCTGCATTCTCCTTGTTGATTTCAAGTACAGCTTCATCATGGATGTGCATGATAATTTGATATCCTACATCCTCCAATCGGCGCAGTGTCAATGCTAAGCAATCTCGGGCGACTGCTTGTGTGATGTTTTCGACTAATTTGCCTCCATAGGTGCTTTCAGTAACCCATGCAGCATTTACCTTAGTCTTAAAATGTACAGCATCCTTACCGAACGCATTTTGCTTAATGCTTGGGCTAGGATAAAATAGCTTACGTCCACTCGGTAACTCAATCGTCATATAACGGTAACCGTATATTGGATCAATTTCCAAACGGAACATAATGCCGTGGTCAAGGCCTATAGGATTCCCGGTAGTAACGGTGTACACGGCCGCATTCTCAACGGCATACCATAAATCTCTTATTCTAGGCGATGCGTTGCGCCATAAATTTACGATTTCAGGTAATTCCTCCTCGTGGAGTCCCATGTCAAGAGCGCCCATGGCTTTTAATGCATTCACTCCGCCTTGATAGCCGAGTGCCAATTCAGCGACTTTACCTTTTTGTCTAAGGTGCCCATTCTCGCCATGTTTAACAACGGGAACACCAAACATCGATGATGCGGAAGCACAGTATATGTCTCCGCCCTCAGCGAATACTCGCTGCCGCCAATGTTCTCCCGATAACCAAGCAATAACACGAGCCTCAATGGCCGAGAAGTCTGCCACACATAATGTATTGTCCTTTTCAGCAATAATCGAGGTACGAATTAATTGAGATAGCGTATCCGATACATCACCGTATAGAAGTTCTAATCCTTGACGGTTTTTGGTCTTAACGAGATGCCGAGCCGTGTCAAGGTTCTCGATGTAATTTCTTGGCAGGTTTTGCACCTGGATAAGACGACCCGCCCAGCGTCCGGTACGGTTAGCGCCGTAGAATTGCAATGTTCCTCTGAGACGAAGATCAGCGCCCATAGCACCATCCATCATGGTGTATTTAGATACCGATGACTTAGCTAGCTTTTTACGAATCATGAGTACTTTTGCGGCAACGTCATCAGCATCCATCAGAGCATCAGCCACAGTGTCCTTAGTTAACTTTTCAAGACTGACATTAGTATTATTGTTTAGCCAATCAAGTAATTGATTCCGGCTGTTAGGGTTGCTAAGTCCTGTAATTAGGTAAGCCTCATTCATCAACATTTCTCGATTTTCCTCATCAATGTATAGTGCACCCTCAACCAATTCATGATCGATGCGCACCCCTCTACTATTGATTTGAATATCAAGATACCAATCTTTCCACGTATCATCAGGTACAGGGAAAGAGGCTAATCTGTGATAACATTCCATCTCAGTCACAACGTCCTGGCGGTTATACTCAATGAATGCATTCCATTTATCCGTATCATGTCTAGGTAGATTACGGGTACGTCCCCCATTACGTTTAGTAGGCTTGCATGGTGTACAAAAGTACTTGATAAGTGCTTTGCCGGATGTGTCCTTTTTCTTATCCTGAGGTAACCCCAGGGCCTTGCCGAGTAAGGCTAGGCCCATAGGATATCCTAAGTAGGCACCGTGAATCATCGTGCACTGCCACTGATCAACAGATGTGAGTAACCCTGCACGGTTTAGACACGTAATTTCAAATTGTGCATTGTAAGCATGCTTGATTACATCTGGACTTAATAAATCACGAATTACACTGTCAGGAATTACTCCTCCCTGCGCTAAATCTACAACTTCAACAGGACCAAAGTCGTAGGAATACGCAAATAGTAATATAGCGAAATCAGGCGATTCAGTGTATTTGTACACGCCGAATGAGATATCAGTTGATGAATATGATTCTATATCAATACTTAGATGCCTCATATCAGGCACCTATTAGTAAGGTTGACCAGTTACAGGGTTAATCCCTACAGGAGCTTGCTGTACAGGTTGCTGAGGTGTCGTAGCATATGCCGGTTGTACATAACCTTGTTGAGGTGCTTGTTGTTGCACAGGTTGACCTGCTGCTACTGGAGCACCGGTATAAACATTAGCTGCGCTACCTTGAGGTGCACCAAATACAGAGGATGCTGCAACAGGCATGCTACCCAACGCTTCACCATCGCGTACTTTTTGAACAGGACCTAAACCGCATCCGATACCAGTGGATTGATTGGAGTAGAAGAAGAATCGAACGAGTACATTGACATACATGCCGGAGTATACTTGTGTAGGATTTGTGAGAGGATTACCTTGAAGATCTACTACTTCAACTTTATAGCTAGCATCTTGCGCTGCTGTAAATACCCAATGACCTTTACATTCAGGACCAAACTCTTTACCGGATTGTGTGTAGCCATCACCATCATGAATTGGTACTTTAGGCTGTGCTGGAACACGTGCACCGAATTTTGTACGTGCGGCTTGAATGGCAGCTTCGATAGCATTCATAAGTGCTTGATGTTGAGCTACATCAGTTTTAGGTAATAGAATAGTAGCTGAATATCTAGGTTTAGCACCAGGCTGTGTGGAATTAGCCCAAGGTTCTAATAGGTGACAATAGGATACACGAACATTTTGCAATAATACTTCAGTTGGTTGTGGAACGAATGACATAATTAATTACCTCCATTATTATCATTAGATACATTAAATATTTGCGCCGCAGTAGGTTGATTGGTAATCCGAGGGCGCTTATCGGATTCCTCAACTAGGGTAGGCTTGCCTGCTTTCTTAACTATCATGTCGCCTACCATATCATTAAATTGGGTCTTACCGATGGTCTTTTCCATCTGTGCCAATGTTAATGTCTTACGTTCATACAGAATGCTTTCATCAATACCTGCTTTGATTAAAGTATCAATAGCAGCATCAGTGTCTTGAAAGGCTCGACTACCACGACCCTCTACAGCTTTCCAGCCCGGAACTGTCACCCCATTAAGAGATTCAGTGAGTGCGTAGTCTTTCATATCTTCAAGCCATGCAGCGACGTCTTTACCTCGACGAAGATATTCGCCGAGTTCTGTCATCGAGATAAGTCGAGGATCATGATTAGAAACTAGCGCACTGTGCAATGAGTCGTTTGCATCATATCGGGCTTTGCACTGTTGTTTTGCCCTGCAGAATCTGCACCAGTCACCGGGTTCAAATTTACCGTTACCAGACATAGCCTCATCTGCGCGAGGTTTGACAAAGGCATTACCCCAATCCAGCAGTTCTGCCGTAGGGATTTCCCATTCGCTGATATTATTAACACGGGGCTGCACGATAGTCATTTTGACCGTATTGAACATATAGAGTAATCTATACGCATCAATCGCACCGAGGGCATATAACATCATTTGCGGATTGTGTTCCGCATCAACGACTACCCCTTTTCCGTGCTTATAATCAACGATGTGCAAGGTGTCGCCGGATAGAATAATACAGTCAGCCGTGCCGAATCCATCGGGCACATAGCGGCTAAAATCAACGCGTTTTTCAATAGCCACTACAGGAGTTGCCGTGCAAGCTAACATAACGCCTTTGATATATTCGAGGTATGTTTCCGAGGTATCGTCCATTTCTGGTTGCCACAACTCATCCTTTTTGATTTTATTGAATTTACGAGTGTATGTGGATTTCGCCATGGCCGTTGTATACTTCTGTAGTTTTAGCTCACACAGTTCGTGTGCCAGGGTTCCTTCCTTTGCATACACAGATGTGCTATCGGGAAAGTTCTCCTCTAGGAGAGGGGCGGCTGTACAATGCAGCCACCGGTGTGCCCCCGATGCGTTTAATAATGCATGTGATCGAGGTGCCATTAGATTCTTGCCCCCAATCCTCTAATTGCATTTACTAATTCAGGGTATCTCTCCTCAGGTACTTGACCCAAGTATTGAACACCGAATTGTGTCATTAATTGTTGCAATTCTATAGCTTTCCCTGCATCAAGTAATGGTGCAAGCGCCGCTTGAATTTCAGGCAATGTATACTTCTTAACTTCTTGAGATACCGGAGCAGTAACAGGTGTTTGCACAGGTGCGGTAACAGTTTGTACCGGGGCATCAGTTGCCACGTTGACAGTTGGTGCTGTAACAGCTACTTGAGTAGGAGTAACTTGTACAGCTGCATTAGGTACCGTCATGGATACAGAGTTTGGTTGCAAAGCTACTGTTGTAGTAGGTACACCTTGAATTGTAGCTTGCGGTGCAATATTAGATACATCCATAGAAGGTGCCTCTACTACAGATACTACTGTGTCGACTATACCAGGGGCTTTATCATCCATAGCTCTATCGTTATCTACAAAACTTCTAAATTGAGATAGCACAGCTTTTAGTTGATTATATACATCTAGTACATTAACTCCTTGAACTTCAACTTTAATCATTGTTTAACTCCTCCTGAATATTAATAATTGATTGGTTATAATACGATTCTTTTAGCTCGAACCCTAAAGCCCTACGGCCCATACGAAGTGCCATAACTGGGACCGTACCAATACCAGCAAATGGATCAAGTACGATATCATTTGGATTACTCCACAATTCTATGCATCGAGCCACCGTATCTAGCTGCAGCGGGCAAATATGACGTTCGTCCTTATTGTCACGAGCTGCTTTATAATTCAGCGTATGCGTTTGTCGTATGTCAGCCCATACAGGATTAGCGTATCGTCGCCATACCTGGTGGCTATACATAGGCTCCGTATTGTATTTTTGCTTTTTATCAAACAAATCTGGATTGGGTGCAGGTCGATCAATTCCTTTGATTCCCTCAGGTTCCTCTTGACCGAAAAACTGGGTAAACCCTTCCGGGTGTGCGATGGGCTCCGGATTGTCACCAGGTTTACGCAATGTCACGATGTAATCAGGCGCTCCCATACGGCACATGGCAGAATCTTTTACAATTTGCTTATGTAAAAGCCCTAAAGCCTTTGTCCGAGTAGCCTCAATGAGAGGGTCTTTCCAAATCGTGACTCGGGAATGCATCACGAATCCAGCATCCTGAAAGGCTCGAATAATGTCACCAGGAAAGTCTTTCATTCCGATAACACCGTCCCTGGATTTCGTGAGTGGTAAATCCATACAATGAACTGATACTAATCGCCCAGGCATTATTACACGATGTAATTCAGTAATTAAATACTTGAAGTGCTGCCAAAACTCGCTATCAGTAGATGAGTTGCCCATATCCCTATCAGAATTAGAGTAAACATACAAGCTACTAAATGGAGGGCTAAATATAGAGTAATGAATGCTATCATCAGGTAGCCCTTTCAGCACTTCTACTGAGTCGCCATTATATATTGCAAATCGGGACTCAATTAACTGATTTAGCACGTTCACGTTGTAGGTCCTCCTTTGCTTTCTTATTTAGCGCTTGCAGCGTTGCGACTCCAGCAAGAGCGGCTATACATTTATTCATGCCTGCATCAACAGCTAATTTAGTTAATTTGGCTGCTTTTAACTCATTGATGTGAATGACTCTTATGTTATGAGCCTTAGCGTAAGCTAGCTCTAAATTGCACCCAGTTGAGTTCTCCCAGCCGTTGCACATTATGATTGCGTCACAACCACTTAGAAGGTCAATGCACCAGCTTATGCCAGTATCATAATCGACCTTATCGTACAGATGCCCCAATATATGAATAGGTGATAGGAATATGTTATGCGTATCACTGCCAAAAGGTTCTTTTATTGGAAATACGCCCATATCGTCCTGCAGCCACTTTAATACAGAGTCAGCATTCTTTTTATTTTTAGCCAATCCTCCGAATGGATGGCTAACGTAAATTTTAGTCATATAACAGCCCTCATTTCTGCCCAGTTAGGTAATACCATCGGCACACACGGATTGTATTCCGTTGATTCCCGTCTAGTTTTAGATAATTCAGTACGAACAGCGTCACGGGTTAGCGCAATCATAGCGTCCCTCATTTTTATAGCATCCGCTTCCTTACGTTCGATGTTTGCTTTAACCGCGCCCTCCTTTTCGGAGATTACGATATATGCGTTCACCTCATGCTTCTGGCCAAATCGCCAGCATCGACGAAGCGCTTGATAATACTGCTCGTAGCTATCAGATAGCCCAACAAATATCATATTGTGGCAGTTTTGCCAGTTCATTCCGAATCCAGCGATACTTGGTTTTGTCACCAAGCATTTTAGGAATCCAGAACCAAAACCTAACATCATGCCTTGCTTTCGAGTTGCCTTATCACTACCTTTAACATCCTCTGCTAGATCAATCATTTCTTTCAGAGTAGTCGATTCATCGTTAAGGTCACACCACACTAGCCATTGCTCATTAGATGCATTGACTAAATCAGCTGCAGCCCTACATCTTGATTCAAGAGATGCCTTGCGAGCTCTGCGGCGTTCCAGTAATGATAAAGTAGGGACATCTTCACCTGTTTTATCAACGACAATTTCATGCACATGTAACTCAGGTAACTCATATCCATCATCGTCGTATCCCAGAGATGCTGGGTTATCTAGCACAACCGCCCATGATGCCATCCACTCCCAAAAGGTATTTTCTGCATGCCCTTTCAATCGCCATTTAGCGGTATCACTACCATCATGCGTGAAATACATGGATAACATCTCATTACGACTCATGATGCCGAGGAACTCTGCGTGATTGCCAAGCTCCATATAGTCATTCGGTGCAGGCGTTGCCGTACAAGCCAATCGATATGGCGTATTACTGAATCGATTTATTAAATCCGTACGTACTTTACCAGTGAATGATTTTAGGATACTTGATTCATCCAACACGACACCTATTAGATTGTCGGTGTTAAAGCGTCCTAGTTTCTCGTAATTTGTAATATTAACGCCTGGCACAATATCATCATCAGATTCGCATATAGTCACAGGAATATCGAAACGTTCACCCTCGGACTGTGTTTGAGCGGCCACAGCTAGCGGTGCTAATATGAGTACTGATCCACCCGTGTGTAGATAAATCTCATGCGCCCAGGACAATTGCATTAAAGTTTTACCTAGACCGCAATCTGCAAATATGGCAGCTTTACCTTTTGCCAAGGCCCATTTAACAATATCTCGTTGAAAGTCAAAAAGATGTTTGTTTAGCATATTCGCATCAATAACAAATCCATGAGATTCTGACATTTTAGACTTTGAGTTGATGAAAGCGTTATAATTCATCGACAGACGCCTTTACAGATTCATACTCAGTAAGTAATGCCGAGAATTCTGGATTATCTTTTGCAAGTAATCGATACATAGTCAAGCGCTCAGCGTTCTTAGCCTTTTGTTCGAGTTTCTTTTCTATGTCCTCCAACTTAGATCGATCGCTTTCGCGTTTATCACATTTAGAAGTATCGATAACTGCAATGACCTGTTTGACTACATTTCCTTTGAAACCTTGCATCCGAACAGTATCAAGGTCTTTTGCCTTTTTCAAAACACGAGCAATGCCTAAGCCGTTTCTTGATTTAACAACCACCCAATCACCAGCACCAATGTTATCGATTGGAACGTTTGTATCGGATTCGTAATATCTAAACCAAAATTCATCTGGGCTATGCATCGGTGTGTTATTTTGCCAGTAATAATCACTGGTATCGTAAGTAACTAATAGGAATTCCATAATATGTCCTTTCTGTGGTATACTTTAAATGGATATTTTTCTAATTTGAGCTTGTTGATGTTGCTGCATCATCAGGCTCATTTTTCATGCCCAAATCCTCACATTCATCAGGAATGCAATAATCTCGCTTTGGACAGGTACTACAATTTCGCAATTTAATCACCACCTTTCAAAGCGCTTAAATCAAGCACCATCTCCGGCTGCCTATTTTCCCATGTGTAATAATCTAGGCCAGCTTCTCTTAACGCATCTGCAGCAGCACGTCCGGTTTGAGCTTCATCAATAATTCTGTAAGCGCTTTGTCTGGCGTTGCGTACTTTTGATAGCCGTTCCACGAATGGCTTTAAGAGTTCACAAATAGTAGCCCATTCTTTTGGCGGCTTATGATAGCAACTTTTACATTGACTAATCATACGATCTATTAAAAATTCCGAAGCCGGCATACTATACAAAACGCTATCACCAAACCCTACTCGCTTAATCTCTTTAGCCGCTTTCCGGGCTTCAGATAAAGCTTCTTCCAGACGTTTAAAAGCATCTAGCGACTTAATTTCTTTAGTCAATAAATCTTCGTATTCTTCTTTAATTGCATCGGTTTTATCAAGACTGACACGATATACGAAGTCCCTTACCTTTTGCTTACTGATATATGGTTTTGCCATTTTTCTTTCTCCTTTTAGTCGTAATATGGATTACGGCAATATTCGCCGCATTTTCTTACTCGCGGGATGTAATATGTAACATCCTCCTGCTCTTCGGCATCCATTACAGCTTTATCTTTGTAAAAGCCGTATAGGGATATAACCAGTCCGATTAACGATTGCAATATGAACTGTTCCCATCCAATTTGGTCGAGTTCTAAGGCTCCCATAGAACCTGCGACCAAAAACGTGCCAATTAACATATAACCCATAAATTGATCTCCTTTATAACATCGTCATCTGCGTCAATCCATGTCATGATTAGTTCCTCCTAATGAATTCCAGCGGATTTAAATTCCGCATCAACTACTTTCACATCCCAGCCTAAAGAATGGATAAGGAATGTCCTAAACCCCTCTTTATCGATGACAAAGCTACGGGATTTCTTACCTGGCGACTGCCAGGCGTAGGCAAATGGAAATCTATCTCTTGCGATGCCCTCTCGGATAGCCGTTAGGCTAACACCAAGGACAGTCGACATTTGAGCGACCGAAATCACTTTTCTAATCATGTGCACTGCCCCTCCTTTCATATAACTTTTAAAATCATTCTGATTTCTTGGCCTACTTGTAAACGATCTTTAAAAGTATCTTGATTACGGAAATCATCCATGTAAACTTCTAGCATCTCTCGGTATATAGCTGCTTTGAAGCTTTCTGGCTTTTCCACATCTTCTCGATACGGCTTTAAAATCGTAACCGGCTTACCGAATTCATAGTCGATAAGGCCTCTAGCCTTTAGCCGAGCTTTCATGGTTCTAATCTTACCGTTCGGCCATCCAAGGAAATTTTCCATTTCCTCGTTAGTCTGTAACCCGCTATCACGATAGGCGTTATACAGAATTTCCATATCTGTCATTTACTGCCCCTCCTATTTTTTATATCAATACTAAATTTCGTATTCAGGAGGTAAAAAAAAGTTCATCAATCGGCATATCTGTTTGTAAAGCTTCCTGCACGTCTTTACATTCGTTTAATGTCAATGGGTACTTCCCATTTAACTTATCTAAAATTGTTGCGTATCTCGCGCCTAATTTTTCAGCGAGCATCTTTTTAGACCAGCCTTTTCTTGCCAACTCTGCATTTAAGTTAGGGTACATATTCTCACCTCTTTTCTTATGTAATATTAAATTTTATATCAGTAATCCGATATTTCGTATCACCTCATGTCTGTAGTATAATACGAGATTTCGTATTTGTCTAATAAACTTTCGTTTAAATACGTTTAATAGCAATTTAAATATGTTATTTCGTATTTATATATTGAAATTTCGTATTTTTGTATGCTATTATATATGTAAGTTATAAATAGGAGTAATACACTATGACTAGAGAAGAATATTTAAAGCAACTTATACTTGAAGATTCAGGCACAGTAAAGGACTTTGCTCAAAAAATTGACATGCCTTACACCACATTACACTCCATATTGAAAAACGTAGGTGGTGCTGCAATCGATAAAATTATTAAAATTTGTAACGGGCTTGGTATTACGGCAGACGATTTGGCTAATATAGGGGAGCCATACACCAAAGGCTACTACACAGACCGAGAAGCCGCTGAGTTCGCCGAGTACCTACGCACACGACCGGGAGCTCGTATGCTCTTCTCTGCCGCTAAAGATATAAGTAAGGAGGAAATGGAAGAAACAGTCAAATACATTGAATTCTTAAAATCCAAGCATAAGTAATACACACAAGGGAGAGTGGTAGTATTGGTTATTAACCTTATTTATTGTGACTTACCAAATGCTAAAGCAGTTTCTGAGGAATCAGAAGATGTAGATACTCATAATATCTACATAAATAAAAACCTCCCTCATGATCGTATGAGGGAGGAAATAAAACATGAGCTAAGTCATATTATTCGTGATGACTTTTATGTTGATCATCATGTTAATTTAGTCGAGCGTATGGTTAGACTATCTCAACTTGAAGATGGCGACCTTAACGGAATCGACTTTTATCATCATATTATTTAACACAGGGAGATATAAAAATGAAATTGCGTAAATTATTGCCTTTAATGGTTATGTTCAGCCTATCTGTAAGTACTTCTTTTGCCGCACAGTTTATCGATGTAACTTCGGATACATACAATCAAATATGGAGTGCTGGCCAGTCATACAAGACGGACCGCAAATTAGAAAATCCTGTCAATTACGGTGTTGAACTTCGGAGTGGCGCAGGAGGTGCGGCCGTATTAGTTACACCTGGCACAATCGCAAAGTACATTGCTTACTCTAAAGACGAGCGCCTAATATTTCCTGGAGAAGCATTTAAGAGCGCAGTAGTAAATAGCAATGACTATGTATATATTGCCACTTATGCAATGCATCTTAAGAACCCATTAGCCGGTACTGTAGCTCAACAAGTGCCATCACAGCGATTACTTATTGAAAAAGACGGTAAGTATATTATGCCTGAACAGATGAACTCAGTTATTTATGAAGCAATGCCACATAGCTATGCTATCGAGTATTACGCTTTTCCTAAAAATGTAGTGCTTAATGCACCGTATACAATTAAGTTTATCAATGGTAATGGTGATAAAATAGAAATCCCTATTACTGCTGAAAAGATAGCAGATATCATCGATAAAGAAAATAACTTAGTATATAAGACTAATTAACTAAAAAAAATAAGCCCTCACCGCAGTGAGGGCTATTAAAAACTTCATACCTTAGAGGCACTCTATTTTTACTCCACCATCATTATAGCATACCTCTAAGGCTAATCACTATACCAAGGAGGATATATTATGGCCATGAAACGTGCCAACGGAACAGGATCTGTATATAAGATGAAACACAAGGCTTTGCGTAAGCCATATCGAGCCGTGGTGACCCTTGGGTATAACTCTGAGGGTAAACCCTTGCGAAAATCGATAGGCACCTTTGCGACGCAAAAAGAAGCGTATAATGCCCTATCGGCTTATGACGCTAACGCCCCGCAATACGAGACCAAGGATACAACCTTTGGCCAATGTTGGGAATGGATGATCGAAGATAAGATGCGCAAAGGGGTACAACTAGACAAAGGCGGTTACCCTCACAATAAAAAGAAAATGCTACATCTTATGAATATCCCCATTAAAAATATTAGATTAGCCCATCTACAAGCAATTATTGATGATCATAGCCACATGAGCGGGCCTGCGTTAGCACAGATTAAAACAGCCATGAACGGATGTTTTCTGGCAGCCATACGAAATGACATTGTTGACAAAAACTACGCTAGCCTAGTCACGTTGCCCGCAAAAGAAAAGTCAACTTTACATAAGCCATTTTTACCGGCAGAGATTTATGATTTATGGCAATTATCGAATACAGATGAATATGCAAGAATCATGTTATGCTTAATATACACAGGCATGCGACCTGGCGAAATTAAGTCAATAAAATTTGCTGATGTGCATATAAAGGAACGCTATATGATTGGCGGTATTAAAACGGATGCGAGTAAAAACCGCATCATACCGATAGCCAATTGTATTATGCCATTTATAAGAAAATGGTACAGCACTAGTCGATTCGAGCACGGAGAGTATATGCTTCCGGCATCCACGCCTAAAAACATACAAATGGCACTCAGCCGGTATTTAAAAATGAAAGTACCAGGACATTTGCCCCATGACGGGAGACATACATTCGCCACTCTTCTTACACAGATAGGTACGTCCGATGCTATGACAAAAACGCTAATGGGGCATTCGCATAAAGATGTTACAAATCAAGTGTATATTCATAGAGACGTCGATGAATTGATATCCGTTGTTAACCAAATACCGCATGGCGAGGCGATATTATCTGTGAAGGATGTTATCAAAAGGCATGAAGGTTGAGCAACGGTTGAGCAACCGATTAAATTTCAAAGAATTTTAGCCGATTTATAAAACGAAGAACCCAGTAAACATCGATGTCTACTGGGTTCTTTAAATGAAATTCTATATATCCCTTACATATGAATCATATTATAAAAGCATTGATAATTCAACAACTATTTGCGTTTTAGTGCGACAAAAGTTGAGCAACAGTTGAGCAACCGTTACAAATTTTACAGAGATTTAGAGGTCTAATGATCGTCTGACACGCTTTTTATTACACTACTTAAAGCGGATTCTTTTCCGTATAACCTTTCCATACCTTGCCGTGTAACTAGCCACATTTTCCCAGACTTCTTAAACTCGCCCTCTTTAAATCCATTCTTTACACGACCTCTACAATTCTGTTTCAATGAATCAGCAGTAACATTCCAACGTTCTGCCGCCTCTTGCGTTGTCATGATATCATCTAGTTCAAATTTCAATTTCATCACCTTCTAACTAAACGTTTAACAGCCAGTATCAAAATAATAATAGTTGCTATATTAATCAACCATTCTAAATATTGCATAATTCACCTCGTTGATTTACAATGATGTCGAGAAGGTGGCGGGGCTTTCACCCGCCTGCTTTTTACTCTTTGCTAACAAGTTTTAGTATTGCTAGTGCCAGTACCAGTGGCGTTAACGCATTTGCTAAGCTTGTTAGCTTTTCTATTATATCCACTATCATCACCTCCTTACAATTATATTATACCCTATATCGTGTATATAATCAAGTATTTATTTTGTTTTTTTTACAAACAAAAATAGAGCCTACCAACATAGATTTAATCTAGGTTAGTAGGCTCTTTTATTATAGTTGCGCGTATCCACCATTACGCGCTATGGAGATGTATGGATCACCTCTCATTCATCGATGAATCACTACTCCGATTATTGCTCCCGCTCCCACCATCTGAGATAGGTTGCGTTGCATCCGTAAGCGTTTGATTGTTCGATTGTCTTTCTCTATTTGCCCTTTCAATTCGGTCAATGAGTTCTGCATTTCGGACAAGGTAACTTCTTGCTTCATGGACAGCATTTTGGCTTTCATCAATTCGGTTTCCAATGTCGATATTGTATTGTGTGCTTCGTTCAATTCTTCCTTTTGCTTCATGACTAAGCTCTGTGCTTCTGTCAATGGAACGTTGGACGCTTCGATTAAGTTCAAGGCTTTCTCGTTGTTGCTTTTCAATTCGTTCCACTGTGTTAAGGGAATCGTTATAGTTGGTTCCTCTTGGCTCATGGAAGATGTACCAGCAGCAAAAGACGGAGAGGAGCACAATACCACCGATAACAGCATGGCGGTAACTAAGGCTATTAAATAAAACTTTGATTTTGTCATACATTATACCCCTCCTGCGTAGTCTGTAATTCCCCTAGCAATGGCACGAACGATAGTATCTAAATCATTAGATAACATAGCATGATCTTCTTCATTATCAATGAACGCCATTTCTACTAATACAGCAGTTGCATCAGTACCATTTAATACCCACAAATCGGTACGTTGCTTTACACCACGGTCTACAGTATCAATACTGCGGATAATTTGTGATTGGATGTCGCCTGCTAAGCGTTGCCCGTTGAAAGACTTGTATAATGTTTCAGTGCCACGTGCCTGTGTATTGAATGCGTTGCAGTGAAGAGATACGAAGATATCTGCTCCCCATTCATTGGACTCAGCACATACGAGACTTAAATCATCATCTTGCAGAGTCCGAACTTCGCATCCTGCAGTTTCTAAATACCGTGCCAACATCTTGCCTGCATCACGTGCCACATCACATTCACGTGTGCCGTAGACTGGATTAACTGCGCCACTATCTAAGTTAATGTCGTGTCCTGGGTTAATAAATACTTTCATCGTTTATCCTCCTCTTCTAATTTATCTGGAATGCCATTATTGTTCTTATCTAGCCAAAGTCCTAAGAAGCCTACAACAGCCATTAATACGCTAGGGATGAATATATGATCTATGATATTAAGCCCTACGTTGATCAGCTTGTTCGCCTCGTCAGATACGTACCCACTAACAAATGACATAACATATTGAGTTATTACCAATAGAATAGGCGCTAGCATGACGAGGACTAGCGCCCTCGTTGCTAATACCCCGGTTGGTCGTATGCCGGCTATTCGGATGGACTGATATGACCGCT